TCAGCTATCTGTTTACCATACTTATTTTGATAAACTACAAAGAAGTCAGGTATATATATTGTTGGTTTGCCTGTTAATGGATGACGATAAGGAACACTAAATGATTCACTAGCCCAGTACAATACACTCTTGTTGCTATCACAGAAGGTCATAAATGTAAGTTCCCAACCACTGCGATATCTAGGAGTATGTTTACCTACATATTTTGTTGGGTTCTTGGGAGTATATATACCCTGTGCATACTTAGCCATTATAATACTACGTTTCTAGCAACATTCTGATTAGGTTGAGGTATTGTTCCTATACCATATAATGCTGTTTTGCTTTTAAAACTGTTAAGATAGTATGTAATAACAGTATTCATTTCTAACTTGTTATTCAAACCTCTGATATAATTTAATAAATCTAACACAGGTACTTGTGTTTGTTGAGATATTCTAAACAAATGTGCAGTGAAATTATTAGCTATTTGTTTTGTATCACATACTGATATAAAATACCCATGCACAATGTCATACTCATTACCATTGACTACTAAGTCAAATGCGTAAAAGTCGTCAAATATTCTTACTGTTGAATCAAGTTGAGTTCGTGCGTCAAGTATTCTAGCCATGTATAAATCTCCTAGAAGTATTTATACATTTAACCTTGACCAGATTGAATACCGGCTCCAGCTGGGCCAATGCGTTGCGGGAATGCTAATACATTAGGAGTAGGACTACCGGCGCTTGCAACACCTGCCGGTGTTACACTAAATCCGGGATAGTATTGAGTTCTTCTAACTGTCCCGGGCAATGCTTGTTGCGTAGCTCTTGTTAATTCTCTGTCAATATCTGATTTAGCTACTTGTTTTAGATTTGCATTTTTAAATGTATTGTATGCAGTTCCGGCTATTTGAGCTCCTAGTAAGTAATTACCATCACTTAATGCTTGTGTAAATCCACCGGCTGCATCTACTAAACCACCTTGACCTAAAATTGTTTGATTAGAACCTAAACGTGATATAGGGCTCAATGTTCTATCATAATTAGCATCTAGACCAAATCCTGGTACAGTGTTACTAGGAGTACGACCATCTAGTGCACCTTCAGCATATTGTACAGTTTCATAATCAATAGTCATTGTATTAGTCATCGTACCATTACCTGAACTATAATCATATGTATCGTGGCTAAATCTTGTAAGTATAGGATTTATCAATGTGTACAATACAAAGTTGTGTTGATTAAAACCATATATTTGTATGTTTTTAAAGAAAGGTATTTTACTAGTACCCTGTGAAGAATTGCTCAATGTCTGTGATGGGGATGATGTATCACCTATATATCCCCAGTCTTCATCTCCAACTATTGAATTATTGTATAAGTTACGTGAATTATAATCTGCTGCCAAATTCAGTGGTTGATTTGTAGGTAATTGAGGACCTACACGACCAGCAGTAGTTGATATTGGCTTGGTAGCATCTTTGTAATAATATGTATAATAGTTATACCACATATTACGAATACTATTTCCATTATCGTCATGAAACGCAATATCTATCGGATCATATTTAATTTTCGTTTGTACAATACGTTTACGATTGTATTGATTCATCGTATGTGTATCAAAACTATATGAAGGGAGTTTAATTGTTTTTACTGTCAAACCAAAGTTTGTTCCAGTAGAAAGTCCAATTGAATAAACTGCAGGATTTATTTCAAAATATACATGGAATAAGAATTTAAGTTTAGGTGCATACTGATATGCATTTGGTCTAAAAGTCTTAGCGGCGTGAGTATAATCTCGAAGGTAGTCGTTGCCGAAGAATCCTCCGGCAGCGTCCTTAAGTAGATTTTGAAAAAATCCCGACATGGGTTAAAATTTCAATATAGTCAATTAACCTTGACCAGCACCGATACCAGTAACAATAGAACCACCGAGTACTCGACCGATGTTTGTACCAACACCAGAACTCAATGGAGATTGTACTGCATTATCGTAGCGAATTGTCAATGCAATTGTTGCAATTTCATTCGAACCATAATTTAATGAACCATAGTTAGCTGTTTTCAAATAGCAACCATAACATTCCCAAGTTTCTAATATTTGAGGAACAGCAGTACCGTTACCACCATCTAAGATTTCAATGTCTGTTTGGAACTTGTAATCTTGACCGGTTGCGGCTGAAGCTTGTTCTACCATATCTAATTGTTTCTGAACTTGTTGACCAACTAATTTAGAAACGCTACCAGAAGCATCATCTCTTAAATTAACTGTCAATTCATTCCAACTATGTCTACCTGCCAAATACAACGTTGAGTTATAGATAGGTAGTGTAATTTCTTCAAAACTGATTTGTGGTCTATTAATATCCATTACCTGTTTTGTTAGTTCAACAGTTGCGCCAACACCGAAATTCAGAAAGTTAACTCTGAAACGATATTGTAATTTAGGCATCAATAAGCCCTGGTTTCCACCTGCGTTATCTGACGCTACGGTCATGTTGAACAATGATTGTGAGGCTATAGCCATTTTTTAATCTCCTGTATCTTTATTTATCTTTAAGATGATACCCCTTTCGGGCATCATTTATACACCTGATATTTCACCTGTGTTTAGAACACGAACCGGTATGTAGATGAACTCAGCCGCTTTTACTGGCTCAATCGCAACGTCTACCCATAATTCGTTTCTATCTATTCTTGCCGGTGTATTATTACTATCATCGCACTGAACGAGATAATCATAGATACCGCGTTTAGCAACTAGATCAACCATCAATGTTTGAATAACACCAGCAATACTATTACGTGTTAACGTGTCATTAGGTTCGAACACGAACGGTCTAGCTGCCAATGTTAGTTGACGGCGAATATAGTTAACTAATCGTGCAACGTTAGTTCTGTCTAATGCACTTTGTGAATTGAAGCTATTCTTGTTACCATAATTCAACAAGCCGACACCAGTAAAGAATACTAATGGATTGATTTGATTGATATACAATACATCACGAATACCTAAGCGTGTCTTGATTGCTACAAATTCACCGGTCGTACGATCCAAGTAACCAATGTTTAATGCATTGTCAATATTACCACGACGAGTACCGGCTGCCGCTAACCACGGAAAAGCTACTGTGTCATTACGTAAGAATGTGCGTAACATCATATGTGATGCCGGAACAACAACTTCGTTACCTGACAAGTCATTTGTAATTCCACTTGGATAGAATAGACCCAAGTATGTATTACGTGTAACTAAACCAGTTTCACCAGTTGATGTAGCACCTGCGTCATTGTTAGCCCAAGCTTGAATATCAGTTGCACTATCAGATAATCCTAAAGGAGTATCACCGATAATGTAACCTGTCTCACCACGATCCGCATTCAATACAACCATGTTAGGTTGTAGTTCTGGATAATTAGGAGTAGCCATCAAGTTGAAGTAATTATCTTCATCACGTATATCTGTGTTTGTATCAATTGCTGAACGCAATGCTTGAACAACCATAGCACGTTGTGCCGCACGTCCCATATAAGGAGCACCATTTGCAGTGTTACCACTTACTGTAACCCAAGCCGCTGTTTCAGTTGGATAGCTACCTTCATCTGGGAAGTTAGCTGGTGTAAGGTAGTTACTACGATATTGTTTAACATTATAACCTGAACGGCGTGTGTTGAATAACAACATACCCTGTGGATATAGTGTTGGATTAGGAGCATCTAAATCTAAGTAGTTACTTGATAATAAACTAACTATTGTTGGAATTGGATCATCGGTAATACTTGTGTTACCATTTGTTGCCCAACGTGCATCTTGGAATAAGACTCCGGTTGAACTTGTTTGGTCAGTATTATTGATTAATACCCACATATCTTCACCGTTGACTGCTTGCCAACGACTGATTACAGGATATAATTCTAAATCACTTGTATCAAGCCATAAGTCACCATATACTAGTGCAGTGCCATCACTTTGTGTTGTAGGTGCAGTAGCACTAATGATAGGACCATTTGGATCAGTTGTATTTGCACCGGATGAAGCTGGTGCACCAGTTGTGTCATAATTGGTATTCTTATAACCAATCCATGCACCACCTTTTTGAACCATAATATCAACTTGGTCAACTACAGACCAGAACCAGTTAGTATTATTAGCAGGTTCAGTTACCGGGGCACCTTCGTTAGCGGTATATGTAAACTCAACCCAGTTACTTAATTGAGTTCTATATTGTGCAACAGGGGCGCCTGATACATATGTTACTGCTGTCACAGGACCAGTTCCACCTCCACCGGAAATTGATGCTACTTCAACAACTAAATCGTTAGCGGGTGTTGCACCACCAAATACTGTACCAGCAATTGTAATTGTATCTCCTACTGCATATCCACTTCCTCCTGCAGTTACACCGCTACTGTTTAGAATATAAACTCCGTATAGTGCTTGTACTTGGAATGTTGCGGCTGAACCACTTCCACTAGTAGAAGTTTGTGCTATACCAGTTAAACTTATAAATTCAGTTGGACCATACTTAACGCCAGATGTTGTACCTATAATAAAGCCAGCTTCTGTGATTAATCCATTAGATACTCCAGTTGAAACGAATGATGAATCTACTGTATCATCCATAACAATTTCACCACCTTCAGTATGTGTCAACTGAATAGAACCTTCTGTTGTTACTGTTGCTGTTGTGTATGGAATGCCAGCGGCGTACCAAGCTGTTACAAAATCAGTAGCATCAGTATTATCAGCAAGAGTAAATTGATATGCTGTACTTAACGAACTGCTTCCTGGAACACTAACATACACATCCATATAATATGGACCTGCTGTGAAGTCAGGAGTTGTATTACTACCTGTTATTACTGTAGGGCCAGTTGCAACTCTTTCCCAGAAGTATAAGGGTGATGTAGATCCGGTATTATTGTAATTATATTGACCATAAATACTTCCTGCAGGAATAGCTTGTCCACCTGTTGCATCTAACCCAGCAGTCACAGACCAATCAGAAGTAGCAAGTGTTACATTTTTTGCAATCCATGATGCTGTTGCAGTACTGTATCTTGATATAACAGGTGCTAATCCATTACCGGCTGCTCCTACCTTAAGCCAAACACTACCTGTTGGACGAGGCTGTGATTGACTGCTTGTCCATAATGGCATTTGAGCACTTGTACCGTATGTCAATATTGGAGTATAGTACGTTCCTGCACTAATACCTAATGCAGAGAATGAACCTGTCCCACTAATTTCTAAATAAGCGTTTGATGTACCAACACTAACTGATAGACGTTGACTAGTAAACAAACATAACTTACCACTTCTAACTCCTGCACTTAAGTATGTCCATCCTAGATTATTAATTGCGGTTGCAATAGTAGATACGGTATTACCTGATGAAATGGTAATAGTAGCAGAGAACAAACCACTCATATTAATAACAAGTGTTCCGCCTGCCGAAATTGTAGGATTAGAAACAGTTGATGTAACTGCAGGGGTATCATTTTTCCAATCACTACTACCTAATATAACCCACACGTTATCTGTTGTTTTATAATAATATGTTCGTTCTGCATCTGTTGAATCAGTTGTTATTTGCATTGCATTAACTGCATAATCACCAATAGCACCAATGCTCGCTAAAGGAACACCACCAGACAAGTCAGTACTATCAGTGATAACAATCGGGGATTGTAGTGCAAACTGACCGGTTGTTGCATTAAATTCATAGATACCCCAAGTACTTGTAGTGCTGTCCAACCAATATGTACCATCTGCTGGGGCACCAGTTGGGCGACCAGTTTGACCAACTAAACTTGCTAGGTCAATATCGCAACGTAGTACATAGCAACGATTAGTAACTCCTAGTAAAGAGTAAGCCGCTAACAAACCGTATTCATTTAATTCATAACCTTGAATTGGTGTACCATTTGTCGTTGTATAGAAGAAAGGTGTACCATATAAGTTTACTAAATCACGTTGACTTGTTACCTGATATAATTTATTTGCGTTAGCTGCCGTAGTAGCTACTGCTACTCCTGTACCGCTAGCGTTTGCTTTATTTTGTGCTGTTGCTAATAGAACTAGCGGAACTGAACCTGTTGCGGCCGGTAAGTATTGACTTTCGTCTGTAATCGTTACTTCTACGCCTGGAGATGTTAATGCCATTTTATTTTTCCTTTATGTAAAATTATGAGGTTTACTACCTAAATTGCATACTATTATTTAGTAGAAAATTCAAAAAAGACGGTATTACCGTGCCTTCGAAGGTAATAAATACTGTATGCTAAGACCTATATGTAAGAGTTGCGGAAAAAATCACTGTGCAGTGAATTACATCCGTGAGGGTATTACACACTATCGCAGTGGGTGCGATGAGTGCGGTCGTAAGAAAAAGAAGTTAAAGCCTAGAAAAGCAAACTGGACTAAAAGTGGCTATAAGAAAAAAGCCACGTGTGACTTATGTGGCTTTAAAAGTTTGTTCCCAACTCAAATGACAGTATATCATATTGATGGTAGTTTAGAGAATATTGCTCTTACTAATTTACGAACGGTCTGCTTATGTTGTATTGAGGTGGTTAAGCGTAAAGAAATAACTTGGCGTCGAGGTGACTTAGAAGTTGACCACTGAGTTCACTTGCTTGTGTAACTCATCAATGGTACTATTGTTATCAATGTAATAGTCATACAATAAACCAATGCTACTATACTCACTAGCGTGAACTGCATAGTTACCTAACTCTACCATAGCTTTTAGTTTTTGTTCGCTACCTTCAGGTTCATTGTTATAATCAACTGCGGCACTATACCAAATTGGGCGTTCACCCCTGCTCACACGCATAGTAGTGCCACCGACACTTTTGATAGATTTAACTTCATTGACAAATCTACAATCAGTAATAACAATGTTATCATTAGTCTGACGTAGTTTGTTTTCTACGCTGGCCACCCAGATATCAGTATGAAAGTTATTACGACAGACTTCTGTTCCCCAATATTGTAATACCCATCGTGGGGTGATTTCCATACCTAAACGATTACTCCACCATTCATCACGTTGCTCACGCCAAGCACGACTAGTTTTAGTTGAACCTTCTAAGTATTCTCTATTCCAACCAAAGACACTTG